GCTACTAATCCAGCAGTAATTGTAGGAATAGTTACTTTTGCAATCTCTTTTACACCTGCTGCATAAGGTCTTTTTGTAATACTTACAATTTTATCTGTTAAAAATTTTCCTACTCTTGATACAGTAAGAGATCCAGCTGCGCCAGTAAATTTGGCAATAGCGGGATTTGAATCTACGGCTGAATTTAAAATTGTGTTTGTTGTAAATTGAAACATTTCGTTTAACTTTTTTTACATTAAAAACTTATTATCTATTTATTGTGTTGCAACCCAATTGATGTTCCAATAGGAATATGACTTTGTAATCTAGGATCACTTGTATTTTCTAATAAAATATTAGTTAACTCTAGGAGTATTTCTTGTGCAACATTATCTGGAAATTCTAATATTTGTGAAGTATCTGATATAATACTATCTATTTGATCTTGTGTTAATGAAATAATTGTAGGCTTTTTAAGATAATCTATATAAGCTGTATCTGGTCTGATATTAGTAGTATCACCAGATCTAATTTCTAATAAAGTTGTATTTCTATAGAAATACGGATTTTTATAAGAAGGTTTGAAATAATAATTTTCCTCTACTGTTTTTGCATTATCGCTTGTTAATTTAGAAGCTCTAAATGTAATAGTTCCTCCTGCTGAATAGCATCCTACTGTATTAATTACATTAAATTTTACAGAACAATTTAGTGGGTGTAAATAGTCAGTTGGCAAAGTTCCTTTATAGCGAGTTCCTTGTAGTGTTAAACTTATTGGATGATCTAATTTTCTAATTGCATCTAAATCATCAGTAGATTGTTGATCCTTCTCATATAAAGCGTATCTTTTATTTACATACTGATTGATAGCTCTATTGGCAAAATAATTGAAGTCATTAAGCATAATGCTTGGAGCCTCTCTTTTATTCTGCTCTATTAATAGATACTCGTATAATTGCTTTGCTGTCATTTCTATTTTTTAACTTTTGTAGTTGTAGGCTCTTCTTTTGTATATGGAGTCCCACTATTTACACTGCTTTGTAATTCTTCTATTTTGTCTTTAGGTAACAATTCTGGATATGTTTCCCTTTTAATAGAATCTGAAATAGCTTTGAATCTTATGTCTTTTAGGAAAGCTACTGTAGCTTCCATAGTTGCACCTAGCATTTTATCGTCATATTTATAAATACCTTCTGATTTTCTTATTACACCTCTATCAATAGCGTCTAATATGAATAATTGTTTCTTCCAGTCTTCTCCTTCATACAAATCAATAATTTGTTTTGGGTCTTTTTCAGCTTTGTCAATTAAGAAATCTAAAATATCGGCAGGAATAGCATTTGCTAAATTTCTTCCTAATACTCTACATTTTTTAATTCTGTCTGACTCTGAATCATTATAAACGTAATCACATGCTCTATGTATAATCTGTTTCTTACTAATTTTTGCTTTAGCAATTTCTCCAGGTCTTTCTACATATAAATCAGCAACCCCATATCTTCTAGCTCCGCCATCAATAATTAAATTTCCGGCATTATCTCTTTCATATCTATCTTTTGCAATCCAATTGCAATGTTCAATTGCTTCCCAATTTACTTTGTCTACTAGATCGTCTAAATCAAACACTGTTCCATCTACGATGGCAAACACATGATCTGCTGGCACAAAGTGCTTTAGACCTTTACTCATTTGATCTATATCATCTTCGGATAATATCATATCTCCGTTAGAATCTACTGTTTTTACACAGCTAGGTAATTTTCCTGTTTTTGGATTTGGACAAGGTTGAATAAAGTAAGTTTGATTTACTTTACCATAAACACTCCTAATAATTATTTCATTTCCCATTTTCACTTATATATTTAATGTTTTTTGCTTATCTTAAAATAAGGGAGAGCATAAGCCCTCCCTTTTTATCTTTATACTTCTTCTAAAATGAATGATTTGTCGATTTGTTACCGTAATAGCTCTTTATCTACTACTTCTGCAATTTTATATATGGTTGCAGTCCAGACTATATCATCATCCTTTATTATCAGGATGTCGGGCACTCGTGTCAGGTGTATTGTTTGTGCTACTCACCTGTTAGTCGTTAGAGGTTTCTAGTACTATTGCACTTCCTAGACTTCCTACGGGATTGTCCGTTTCAGGATATTCCCCGTTTTCACCCGATTTTCGACTACTGTTACCAGTAGAAGCCGCATAGGTTATTTTATATTTTTTTAGATATATAGAGCCTTTTCGTAGTGCAGATTTTACAGAACCATAATTTAAATTATATGTGTCTGCAAATATCTTACACCCATCAAAATATTCAATTGTGTTATTAATAAGATCATTTACAATCACTGGTTTATATGTTTTACTAATTTCCCCAGCAGCTATTTTTCTCTTTCTTGTTTCTGATAACTTTAATTTAGTTTCTTCTGAAACAATCTTTCCCCTATTAAAATCTCCAATTTTTTCTTTTGTAACTTCTGAAATAATTCTTCCTTTTAATTTGTCAGATATTTGTTTCTTAGTTTTTTCTGAATGATGTTTTCCATACATATTAGCCTGTTCTCCAGATTTTATTCTCTTTCTTACTCATTCCTCGGATTGCTTTTCTCCTAGGTGACTTGGAATAATATCATATAAACAATTTATACATAAATCATCAAATTCATACTTTTTCAAAAGGGCTACTTCTGCTAGATTTGCAGAATTTCTATCTAAAAATGTTTCATCTAAAATTTCTTTCTTTAAGTATTGAAAGTTTTCTTTTATCCAATCTTTTGTTCAAATACTACTAGATCCCATATACCTATCTGAAGTAGGATCTTCAGAAGATCTTACTCCTAGGTAAAATTGATTTGTTTGAATATTTGTAATTTTATACAGATAATGCTTCATAAATTTTATTTTCTACAAATTTAGAAAATATTTTTATAAAACTTTTATACTTGAAGAATTTTCATGAAATTTTAGATTAAACCTGCTCTAAAATAAAACTTTTATACGGAGCAAAAGCTACGATACTTGAGTATCCAGCTACGATTAATTTAGAACCAGCTACAGGAGAACTAACAATACCAGAAGTGATACCATCAACTCCACCAACTCCAGGATATTTAGAAGTTACAAACTCAGCACCTTTTAAAGTGAATCCAGCGATAGCTGGCTGATTTGTACTCATATCAGGAGACATATCTAAACAAATTCCATAAGCTTTTCTGTCATACTCTTTTGTAAGAGCTCTATCAACCATGAAAGTGATAGTATTACCAGCAATCTCGTAAGATGTGAAAGTAGCACCAACTTTAACAGCGTTATCAGCTTTTACATAGTTTTCAGCAGCTTTAGAATATAACATAGTTGGAGTAGAACCCCATAATTTTAACCAGTCTCCTAAAGTAGTGTTAACTAATGACCATAATCTATCATTTACTACAAATGTAAAGTGGTTTCCAGTAGCATTAACTGCTTTTTGTACCATTGTTTCAATAACTGTATTGATAACATTTACATTTAATTTAGCAAATTTATATTTTGAAGCAAATCTTTCAATTTGAGGAATAAGTCCATCACCAGCGATTAATGGTCTTCCATCTTCTGTTTGTACAGTTGATTTACCATTAACATCCATAGTGGATTTTTGCCATAATAGAGCGTTATTTTTTACAACTTGGAATGAATCTAAAAGATCTTTTTCCATTTTGTTTAATTTGAAGATTTTTTCTTTTAATTCTCCGTTACCTTCTCCATTAGAAATTTTAATGAATTGATCTTCCATTTGTGCATATCTACTAGAATAAGAAATGTCATTTCTATGTTCTGTTAAATAATTACGATGTTTTTCAATATTTGATTGGTACTTTGTAACATTTTATTCAAGATACAAACCGTATCTCCGTTCTTTTAAGAACTGCTGCATATTACTATGCAGATTAGACTATATCTTAATCTTATAAATATTTAAACGAGAATCCTTTACAATGTGTTCTATTTTTTTCAATAACTGCTTGAGCATTTGTGTAACCAGCCTCCCTACATTTTTTTAAAGATGGGTATGTTTCTACCAATTCTCCATCTAATGTATACCTTCCTACTGGTTTTGATTGCCTCTTACTTAACATTTCTTTATATTCATCAGTCCTTTCAATTTTTTTCTTTTCATACATTTTCATATATGGAAGTTTTTCATAACTAAATTGAAATCCTTTTGTTAAGTTTCCTGCTTTAATATCTCTTGAAATATGTCCAGAAGTATATGCTCCTGGAGTTATAAATTTATTTGCTTCTGTAACAGTTTCAAAACTTCTAATGTATTCTCCACTGATATCATACATATGAACTTCTTTATATTGGTTAGCATGATTAGTATTTAATCTTCCTCCTAATATTAAGTTATATGTATCTGCTCTTCTAACAAATTCTTCATTAACTAATTCTGCTTCTTTTTTATAAGCATCATCCTCGTTATCAAAGATATGTAAAGTTGTTCTAATAAATTTATCTATTCCATATTTATTTACGGCGTATTGAAAAGGTGTTTTAGATTTTTTATAAGTTGCTGGTCTTTTTATATTAACTCCACAACCAATATATCCATCAAAGTCATTATACTCTGTTTTATGAACACCAATGTAAATTTTATTATTAACAGTATTCACTGTTAAATAAATGATCCATTTATAAATTAAATCCATGTGATTATTATTTATTGTTTATTTTAAGACTTCCCCCATTTCAGCAATTAAGCTTACGTCTTGCGACTAGTCGTTGAACCTTACTTAGAGCTTCTCAAAGAGCTTGCATAATCTAAGTCTTGGCTGCTGATTGTCCATAAGGAGTTCCCAGCAATTAAAGGGATTTAATCGAGCTGCTTACGCAGCAAGAGGGCTATACACTCGTACCAACAAGTATTTTAACCCTAATTCATGATATTCAGGCATGATGTTAGCTAAGAATCTAGTAGTCATACCTACTTGACAAGCATTAGCATCTAATACTGATGAATAATCAGAATCTAATAATTGTACTGTATATTCCCAAAAGTTATCTGCTTTTCTTTGAGGAGTTGTTTTAACAATACACTGTTGGCGTGAATTATCAATTTTGAAAGTATCATACTTTTCGTAGTATCTTTCTTTGAAATGCATAGTAATGTCAGTGCCACCTGAACCATTACCACTTGGAACTGCTGCGAATTCCACTCTTTTAATGAACTCAACATCAATCTCCCATTCAACTACTAAAGAGTTAATTGGTTGAAATTTGTTTACTGTTTTTGAATTATAGTAGATGTTCATCAACGCTTCTGTTAAGAAGGTTGCTGTATTGTGTTGATACATGCGAGCCATTACTCCCATCATCTGTGGACGAGTTCCTATAAATTTATAGAAATCTTCATACGTTCTACTATGTGCCAATTCTGGCTTAATGTTTACATAAGATGCAACTATCATTTTTAATCTTTTTTAAATTAGTTAAATAAATCATCAATATTCTTTACAGAATTAGTTTTCTTTATTACGACTTGGGGTTTATCTTTTTTTAATTTTGTGATCTCTGCTTCATACGCGTTCTTAATAGCTTCAAAAGCTTGTTCTCCATAATTAAGAAATCAAGCTGCTTTATAAAGATTATTTGGATCATCTAGTGCCTTATAAAAGTTACTATTTCCAGAATCATCTAATTCTAATAAGAAGGATAAAACATTATTTTTTTCATCATCTTCTAACTCAATGCCATATAAATCAGGGGTTTTAACAGCGACATCTACCATTTGTTCAACAAATTCGTTATATCGTGTTTCTGCCTGAGCATTAAATTCCTTTTGTTGCTCTTCTTTGTAAGTATCTTCTAATTGTTTATAATCAGATCTAAGTTTAACCATTTTTTTGTTGAAAAGGTCTTTATTTGCTAATTCTTTTTCCAACTCTTTACTTAATTCTTCATCTGTTAAATCATCATACCTACTCTTTAAATCTAAAAGAAATAACTCTTCATCATCATAAGCATCAATGTCATAAGACACCTCTTTTTCACCAGAAATTTCGGCTAAAGTTTCTTCCTTATATAATTCTAAGTATTGCTGTAAGGTTATTTTTTTATCTCTTAAATATTTTATTAAAGTTTCTTCATCTTCTGCTAATTCGGCTTTAGAAACTTCTTCTGTATTTGGGGTTAATATCTCTAGTTGTTCTTCTTTTGATAATTCAAAGAAACTTACTTCTTTTTCATTATTATCCTCATCTATAAGAATTACTTTAGAGTCTGTTATTCCTCTTGCTTTAAGTAAGTCTATTATTAATGAGGATTGTTCGTTTGGGGCATCAAATATAGTTTCTATTGGTGCACCTTCTTCAAACAAACTATCTATTTCTGTAGAATTCTCTACAGTTTCAACTGGAGCATCATCAAATAAATCTTCAAAATCTTCCATAATCATAAATCATTTAATACATTAATTTTTTTAATCTAGTTACATTTTAAATTAAAAGTCAGGAAAAATGTTCCCAACTTTTAATTTTGTAAAAT